TATCCACCAGACTGCTGCCGCGGTCCGTGCTGGTCACGCGGTAAACCTGCCCGTCGGCGTTCACGCCTACGAGGCCAAATTCCAGCACCAATTTGTTCGGTGCAATTACGCGCGTTCCGTTGCCTGGTGTGAGGGTCAGAATATTACGGCCGTATAGCGAAGCAGTCAGTACAAATGTGTGCGCTGTGATATTGATCGGCTGGTCGTTAGTATCAAAGAATTGCAATACCAGCGGTGCGGCTGTGTCGCCATTGCGCAGGCTGAAATTAAAAGTGCCCGGTGGCGGGGTTGCTGTTTCCATATTAAATAAAATTTTCTGTTTGTTTTAAGATTTCCGCCGGCGTATTCGCGATGTACGCGTTTTCCTTAGTGAATATTTCACCCGTTACGCCGGCATTGTTTTTAAAGTCCTCCGGGATTTCAAAGTCCGGCCACGCCTCGTTTGTCGTAGGCGTTCCATTGCGGAGCCGGCGCACGGTGGTTCGGCACCGAAAATGGTTCGGCGGGAAAAAGTACATCAGCCGCGGATCATCCCAGGTGCAGATCACGTTATTAAGCGGTGCGCATATCTCCGAGGTGCGGCCATCCATTACCACATCAAACTGGGCGTACGGGAAAATATGTTTATCCCGCTGGCCATCCTGCCAGATCCGCGACATTTGTCCGCCGCCGATCGCTGTTTCATACTCGGTCTGCAGATACCGGTTGCTGATACCGACGACAAAAAGGGCCTCCCGTTTAAACTCATTCCACGGCCGAAGGCTGCCGTCTTTACGCAGCATCAGATTGGAAAGCCGCACGCAGTCATTGTGATTTTTCGCGACGGAGAAATTCCAGGTGTTGCGCTTTAAATAATCGCGCAAAACCTCATCCGCACTGTCGTAATCCACATCACCAAAACCGAGATCAACCGCCTTAGCCAGTTGTTTGCCGGTAAGGCGCACGACCGGTGCCGAGACCTCACCGCGATATCCGCCCTGATCGTAGAGCCAGCGGAGGGTCTGCACCCAGGCTTCCGCCAGCAGATCGGCCCAGTCCGGTCCGGGATCGCTCAGCTGCACGTGCTCAGCAGAGCTGCACCGGTAGGTATCATCCAGCTTTTTCCAGTCCAGCTCCTCGTATAGCGCGGGTGCTACCGAGGAGCGTCGAAAAAAAAACGCCGCCATTTTGCGAAAAGTTTGCTCTCCTTTTTAACATCGTCATCCGCCGGATCGTCGGCGTCCTCTTTGTCCAGTATCTCTTTAACCGCCGCCGCGCGCTCGGTCGCTTTCTTGCCTTTCGGCAGGCCGAATTCTTCGTAGAAATAGTCATCATCCACCCCTTCAGCGGTGGCACTATCCACCGCCAGCGCGATGTCCAGCTTTTCCTGCGGCGTTGCTTTTTCCTTTTCAATGAAGTTAAACCAGCCGTTTTGCACCGGGTAACCGCGTTTCTCAAGCAGCGGCAACAGCATGCGGTTCAGCACGCGCTGCACGTAGCGGCGGTCAGCTTTGTTCAGGTCGTTCTCCACTTCCAGGTGAACCTTGCCCTGGGCAAGGCTGGAACCGTCCATTGTGGTCATGGTTTGGGAAACAATGCCGATCAGGATTTGCTGATCGCACCATTTCAGGAAGCCCTCGTGTACTGGTGTGCCTTTGCTGCCTGCCTCGCCGATTACCTTAATATCGCCTTTGTTACTCATCGTTACCGAACCGCCGGCACCGCGTTTGCGGAAAGCATTTTCCATTTCCTCGCGGCCACCTTCGTCTTCGGGGTCATAGAGGCCGGCAAGGATCGGAATGCCGAAGAGCTCGCAGAACTGGGCATAATCGGAGCCTCCGTTTCGCTTGAAAATTGCATAGGGCGCCACGCGCATCAGCGTGCCCAGATCGTCATCTTTACCCAAATTCAGAAGGAAAGGGTCATCTTCATACGGAATGCCGTCCTGGTCGGAAAGGCTTCGCAGGATTTGTTTCTTCTGTGTCTGCAAATGACCGCGCGGCACTGAAAACAGTTTGAAACCATCTTTAAACGACAATTCAATTACGGATTTGCCCATCAGTTTGGTGAGCATGATTTCGGTTAAAAGGTCCTCAAATTCCGGCGTGTCGATAAAATCGGCCATTACGTCGATTTCCTTGCCGTCGCTCAGGAACTTCAAATCGAAGTTTGTGACGGCGCGGATCCGTTTATCGATGGCATCCGCCAAAACGGGATCCATCTGAATGAGGCTGTTAAACAGGTTGATGAGCAGCGCACGGTTGCCGCGGTCAGCTGCGCGCACGGCATTGGTACACGTGCTGATGTCAATCGTTTCCCGGCGGATCGGGTTTACCACCAGCACCTGCGACAATTTTAAACCGTCGTTTTTGGGGCGGTTTTGTTTGGCCTGGGCAGCAAGGGTCTGTATATTTTCCATTAAAAATAATTTTCGCGTTTAGGGTTGGAGTGCATTGTGAAGCTGGTACCGGACCCATCCAGCGGCGGCAGCTTCGGGAAATTGGCGGGCATCCCTTTATAAACCGCGGTGAGCCAGTTCACCGACTGTTCGTAGCGGAACTTTTTATCTTCATAATCGATGGATGGATTAGACAGGCCAATCAGCTCCCAGATCGCAATATCTTTAATGATCTTCACCAGCAGCGGCGAACGTTCCGCGCCGGTCTTATCGAAAATCTGGGCGGTAACATAATGGCGGCTTAGTTTGCTTTCGGCGTATTCGATGGCCATATCAATGCACGCCAGCGCGTTGGTCTCATCGCCGCGGATAATGGCCTGTATTTCCTCTTCGTAGGCGTGGGTGCTGAGTTCTTCTGGACTTATGTACATGGTAGAAATTTTTAATTTTTTGAGTTATTGAGGGGCGTGGTGCCGAGTTGATCTATAACCTCACGCTCGCGCTCTGAAAGCTGCCAGTAAGTAAGTTCTTTCGATACTGCTTTCTCCGCTGCCACTTTGTCCGCTGCCACTTTGTCCGCTGCCGCTTTCTCCGCTGCCGCTTTATTCGATACCAGGAAGCCGCTGCCGAAGATTGCTTTTTTATTAGCCTTCTGATGTTCTAAAGCACGGCAAAAGGTCGCGTCACCTTTTTTAATTTCGATTGAGACTCCGCGGGAAACGATTTTTGCGATACTTGATACGGTAACAACATTTGGCGGATACCCATAAGCTGGCAAGTTTGCTTTCTGCAGATCGTTAAGATTTTTAAGACGTTGATGCAGGTCGGCGCAGACTATTATTTTGGCGTCTCCGAACATGTTGGAAACAAAAGAAGTCTTCACCTTTGCGCCGTTTTCATAGACAATGGTAGAATCTGCGACAATGCTTGTGTAATCCTGTTCGGAAGAAAAAAGCGTGAGCTGGGGCGCGAACAGAAAGAATTTGATATTACGATCAAGATAAAACCGTATGATCGCAGAAATAATGGAAAAGGGAGGGTTATCAATTACTACGCAGTTTTGTGGATATTCTACAGCCTGATAGTCGCCACCCGGATAGAACGGTCGCAGCACTTCGAACCCCTCAATATCGCATCTTTCCTGTACATATTTTAAAACTACATCGTACACTGCAGGCGGAGTGTAACAGTCATCCGTTGTTTTTTTCGGTTTGAATTTCTCTACAAATTCATTATACTCTTTGCTCATAATTAATAGCGTCTTTTATTTGTTGGTTTTTCGTAAATCGTTGGCGGCGCGCTGTTCTGCGCGTTCCGGATGATGTGGTTGATTTTCCAGACGGCACCCTCCACGGCATCCGGGCCGTCGTCATTGGCTTTGGATTT